ACCGTAAGCAACGACGGTTGCTTCGTATTCGTCGTAGGTTTTTGTTGCTTTGTTAAAACTACGAACCTTGACTCGGGCACCGTCAGAGACTTCGCCAACAATGTCGTCGGCTTTGACGACAACTGTCGGCATTTTGCCTGAGCCAACAATGTCCTTGAGGCGGGGGTCTCCGCCTGTCAGTTTGTCGAGACGGCGGGATGCGCCTTCCAAAACAATCTTCAGGTTGTCTGCGTCGTCAAGGTTGACAGGCATCCACTCAACTGTGTTGGCTGCTTTATTAAGAATTGGTTGGCCGTTCTTGTAGCGGGTGTTGATATCCCGATACCAGGCTTGGGCTTGGTCAGCCATGCTGCTACGACCAGCCTCATCAAGATTGGCGAGAAACCGTGATTCTTTGCCATTACGGATGATGTCAATGATTTCGTCGGTGCCACGGCCTGTTGCGTACATTCTGGTGGCCCAGTCAGCGGAAATGCGGCCCAGTTCATCGCCGTGCGCTCTAGCAACATCAGCAGAAATCTGCCCAGAAATACGTTGGTACGGCATGAATACACCCATACGGACGGCTTTACGGTGCATCGCAACAGGGTCCTGGTATTGGGATGACATCAAATCGTAGACCGCTTTACGGTGGGCGACAAGAGCATCTTCGACCATTCGTGCCGCAACGGGTTCATCGAACCCTTGGGCCATGATGTCGGACATCAGGCGGCGGTTGCGGACCAACCCGAGATACTGGAACGGGTGGACGAACGGGCTGACACCACCCTTCTTGCCAGACAAAGCGATAGACACCTGGCTATCTACGACGTTACGAACAAAGTTACCCACAGTCAAGGTAATAACGGGTCGCCAAATCTTCTCCTGGAAAGATTCGACAACGGCAAACGGAAGACGTAGTTCGCCTGCTTCAGCCAATTTCGCAATATTCGGGTCCTTCTTCACCCACACCCAGTTCCAGTTGTTTGTCAAACGGCGTACTTGGCGGATGTCCGGGATGTGGAATTCACGCTTAGCAATTTCGGATGCAGCCAACGGTCCGATGTTGACCAAATCGGCGGCGTTGTCCTTGTCTGCGAACAGCCGTTGGGCGATTTCGAGGTCGTCTGCTGACCCCAAACCGTCAGATGAGAACACCGGCATATCTTGCCGATACTCCTTAAAATTACTATAAATCTGCTCAACAATGTTTTTGTTTGTGCCCGACGCAATCATCGAATCCTTCAACAGAACCTCGAAGTCGTCGTAAAATTTTTCGACCTCGCTCGGGTTGCGGTCAATAAGGATTCTGCCCGCACGGTTCAAATATCCGGCACGGACAGTCGGGTCAACCTTGAACAAAGCCATTGTACGTTCAATGGTGTTGAGTGCACCAACCTGGTCCGCTGCTGTTTCTGCCTGTGACAGGTTGAAACTGCGTTGCGGAAGTTTCGAAAACGCCCTCGATACGCCCTCACCGAGCGGCATCGCCTTCAACATCTTGTTGCGCTGCGCAAGAGAAAGATACGTTTTCTTCGTACCGGCAAGTTCACGGGTCGAAACAACCTGTGTACCCAACTTGTCCAGCAGAACATTCATTACCTCGGATTCGGTTTTAGCGTCTGCTAGTTCCTGTGTCGTTTTTGCGTCAAGTTTGCGGCCCCACAACGCCCACGTTTCAGCAAAATCGTTTGTTTCTGCTGTACGTTGCACGATACGCCGACCGAGTGCGGTGCCGAAGAACCTGTTGGCGGACTGGTAATCGACCTGGTTGCCAACCAAAATGCCCTTGCGGATGTCGTCTATTTCGTCTGCTGTGAGGCGGGTGATACCGATTTCTCGGGAGCCTTCACCCACAATGCGGGTAGCGCCAGCGAGTGTTTCGACTACTTTGCCGCCTTTTCCTGCTTCTTCTGCGGCTCGGAGTGCGGCACCAGCCTGTCGTGCACCTGGGACGGCGGGGGTTGCGATAGCGATACCTGCATCAAACGCACCGGACATCAGACGGTAGGCGGCAGAGTCAGGTTCGAACGCTACGGATGCCAAACCACGACCGATAGTCCATGCGGAACCGTCGATTGTGCCTCGGAAGCGGCGGGCACGTTCCGCTTGTAGTTCACGGGCACGGCCACCCATAAAGAAACCTGTTCCGGCTTCCGTGTCGTTAGCGATAAGCGAACCGAGGTCCGTCGAAATAAAGAAACCTGACACACCAGGCTTGTCGTCGAACGCTTGTGATGCCGCACCTTGGATAAGGTCTGTTGGCAACTGGAGTGCAGCGAAACCGTAACGGGAACCTGTCTTCAACTTGTCTACAATGTTGCGTTGCAGCCAGTTCTTTTTACTTTTCTTGTTTTCATCTATCTGCGGTTTGACACGGGCAGCAGATTTAGCGATACCCAACACTTGTTCATCGGTCAACCCGGCTTTAGCAGCAGATAGTTTGACGCCACCGTCAAGAAACGGGTACAGGTTGTGGAGAACACCTGCACGTTGAGCGACCTGCGGGGTCAATGTTGCTTTTAGTTGTTCACGTTGCCGTTCTTCGGCGGCGATTGTGTTCCAAATTGCGTCTTCTGTCTCAGGTGAATCCATCAGCCACCGAACCTCAAAGCCGACAGCAAGTTGGCGAGGTCATCGTTCGGGTACTGTTCGTAAAGCATCGATAGTTCTTCCAACACGGGGTCGGCAGGGTTAAACATTGTTGGCGTGTTTTGATAGATGGGTGCCAACGTGTCATTTGGGCGTTCCGTCGGACGGTCCAAAGCACCGAGCGAACCAGGTGTAGGGCGAGGCCGTTGCGGTGCAGGTGCCTCAGCGGGCGATGTTGCCATCGGGACGGCTCGTTGTGCAGCCATCTGGCGTCCTGCTTCACCGTAGGTTTGTCCTGTTGCTGCTTGTCGAGCAACTTTCTGTGCAGGGTTACGCAGATCGGAACGGTTCGAATACTGTTGGGCCACTACATTCCTCCGAGTTGTGCCAACAAGCCTTCAACTGACGGTTGCGGCGGACCCATCGGCTGTTCTGCACCCATTCCGGGCATCGCCAAACCGGGCATTGTTTCGGGTGCGCCTACAGGTGCGGGTGTTGCCTGTCGTTCCTGCGCACGTTTTTGTGCTGCTTGGATAGCCGCAGGTAGAGACATTGCGTTTGATGCAACCTTTTCTGCAATGAAAGCCAAATCATCAGGCTGGTAGGGGCCGTTCGGGTCCGAAGCCTGCGCCTGTATCGACTGGAGTAGCGCCGACTCGATACCTTCAGCGACCAGACGGTCACGTTCCAACTCTGGGTCAGAAATAAGCGGATACGCTTCACGGGCAGATTCCTTGGAGATGAGGCCGGTGCCAAGCAACTGGCCCAATGTTACCGTCAAAGAGTTCACATCGGAACCCGATGCCGAGTATGCAACATAGTGGAAGTCGGTTTCCCACAGTTTGTTCGGTGTGTAGTCCTTAATTCCGCCGCCCATGCCGGGAATAAAGAACGATTTGGAGGCGTTACCCCAATACGTTTTTTCTAGTGCGATAGCAATTTTGTCTTCTTCAAGAAGTGCCGAGGCCAATACTTCTTGTGATTCTTGGACACGGAAATCGACTGTTGCGGAGAGGATGGATTCGCCTCGGCGGCCTGTGCGAATGTTGGTGCCGGATTCTCCACCGAACTCTGCGGGGATTGCACCCTCCAAACGTTCCTGTCGTTCGAGGCGGTCGAGTGCGACATCTGTTTTGTAGCCGGGGTTTAACTGCAACTGTTGAATGTCGCCACCCTTTACGACACCCAACTGGCCTGTTTTTCCGTCTGCGATCTGGATGATCTCCGGGTTTTCGCCGGGGCGGGCGATCAGGTATTCGTCGGGGAAGATTCCTCGTTCGATAGCGATTTCGGTGAGGGCAGTCAAACGTGCACGGGTGTAGTACATTCCGAGGATTCCGTCGAACTGTCCCTTCTGCCGGTCAAGGTTGATGCGGCGAGGAACGACAACAAGTGGCATACCTGTCTTGTTGGGGATGCGGGACAGTTCAATAACGTGTGCACCTTGATACATCTGTCCGGTTACAGGGTTACGTTCAGCGGAGGTGCCCATGACTGCTGTGACGATTTCGTTGTCGCAAACGTATTCGAGGATGGTGAACAGGGTGTCCCATGACGGGTCACCGACCTTCAGGCGGCCATCGAGCAGCGGGCCGTAGTTTTGCATCAGCCAGCGGTAGGTGCGGTTGTAGGTGAAGATGACGTTTTCGGGGACCGGGTTTGTTGGGTCAACGATCGGTGCAGCGAACGTGTCAAGCGGGTTACGGAGATGCCATTCGGGGAGACGCTTATCGAAGTTCGGTTTGATGAACACGGGTGCTTCGCTGTATGCCAGCAGGTGTCGTGCCCGGTGCCGCATCTTTTGGTTCATGCGGTTCTGGTCCCAAATGGAAAGCATTGCCCGTTTACGGTCACGGGCCATGTTCTTCGAACGCTCCTGGCCTTCCCGAAGTGCGGGGAAGTATGGTGCGGGCATCGTAGATGCGACACGCATCGACATCTGGTCGAGACCTTGAACGAGAAGGTTTGCTACCGAAGTTTTCGTGTTTCTATCAAGTTCGTTCAACGGAACAACAACGTCACCGTTGGCGAGGCGGCGCACTTCACGCATCTGTTCAAGGACAGGACCTTTAGCCTCATATCGTTCTTTATAGAGAGCAACGATTTCTTCGATTGATTTCATTCGGACCTCTCGCCAGCGACCGTCCAACAAAATAGCATAGTCAGTTCAATAACCATGAGGGCCGCCACAGTTTCGGCGGCTTTTTCACTCGGGTCAGGTTCGGCAGGTTGAGGACTGCCATCCAGAGCGCCATCACAATGTCGGTGCCGTTCTTCTTATCTCGGTGCCATGCGCAGAGTTCTTCGACCGCAGCCAAAGTTTTCCAGTTGCCTCGCATGGTGGGGAACCGCAGGTTGCCGGTACGAAGCAGCGGCGGGAGAAGGGCCTCAACGCCAAGTTGTTCGTCTATCTTGTTGCGGTGGGTTTGGTGAGGGACGACGTTGACTTGTTCCCGTGTCTGCCATTTGCGCACAAAGTCGTGGGCGAGGAGGAAGCGTTGGGCGGCGTTGATTTCGACAACCCAATGGGAGATGGGGTAGCCGAGATCGTTGGACCGGTCCTGCCACTCTTGCATGATGCCGGAGTACGCCCCGGTGGTGGTGTCGTAGCCGAGGAGTTCTTCAGCGGTCAGTTTCGTCCGCTCAATATCCACGATGTGAAAGATATTGGTCTCTGGCTGGTAGATAATCCAGACGAGTGCCCAGAACATTGTGGGTGAGGGGTCTACTGCCGCTATCGATATCCACGGATGGGAGAGGCCCCGGTCGATGTAGCCGTGTTGCCGGTCCTGATCGATGCAACCGTTGTACTCTACGCCGTCTACGCCTTTGCCGCCGACAATCCAAGTCCGGTCAACAAGACGGGAATCAAGGTCGAGGTCTTCCTGCTGGTAGACGACACGGAAAATATCGGGTTTGTTGTACCGGATATAGGACAGGTCTTTCCACGGGAGTCGTTTCGGGTCGAGGAGTGGCCCGTTGGGGTAGGCGGGTGCGCTGTACCGTTTCGATTCTTTCCCAGTATCCAGTTCTTCGTAATATGCTTTGTAGATGATGTGGCGGTACTTCTGCCGTTTCGCCGGTTCAATCCTCTCCAAATCCTCCGGGTTCGTAATATCGGAGCCGTCGTAGAGGTCGTCGATGTCGTCGTCGTAAGTTATTTTTGAGAGGCAATGGGCGTACAGGTCACCGGA